GAATCGAGGCGCATATGAAAACGAAACGGGAAAGAATCGACTTATTGCTGGGCAAAGCGACATTGGAACAGCTCTGCGTGATCCTGCAAATTTTGCTCGGAATGCTGGGATGAATTCAGGAGCAGGATGAAAACACCGCTCCGGCTTATTTGGCCGGGGCGGTGTTTATTTTTCGGCAGGTTATTTGGGATTGCAAGTCCCGCACGCGCCGTATCCTGCGGCTATGGCGTCGGCGGCGGAATCGAACCAGATTTCGTTTTCACTCAGTATCTTTTTGGCCCATCGGCAATCCGGCCAGTGAAATTTGTCGCTGTCTGAGCTTGCAACAAATTTCCCGGAGGATTTGCCCTGAGAAGGATCCGGCGAAGCGGCTTCTACAGGAGTGTCTGCCTCGCTGACGTCGGAATTGACGTCAGAAGAGAGCGCGTCGGGATTGACATCCTTTGAATTTGCTTCCTGCAAGAGATTGCCGGACTGATCTATAAAGCGGACATTAATATTATCAACCGGCTCACCCGTGCTGAAATAGTGGTACAGGCCGCCGCTCATATAAAATGCAAGCGCCATGATAGATTCCTGAAAGCTTACAGTGTCGGAAGACAGCGTGACGGTGAATTTTGTGTAGTCGTCTGCGGCGTCAATCGCGGTGACGTTCGGGTAGTCCTCAGAGCCTACCATATCGGCAAGGCTGCTGTCAAGCTGCTGCGCCATATCCTGCATTAGTTTTTTATGGCAGGCCTCCGTCATGATATATGTGACGGAGCCGTCTGCATTCAGCGTGGCGGATTTAAAGCCGTCTGCTTGCTCGACTTTTGAATCAAGCTCATCCTGCGTGACGTCTTCGCCTATGTAGTCAGACGGAATTGTGATTTCGACTGTCCCGCCGCTGAACAACGTCCCAGAGTGCTTTTCCACGTTGAAGGATTGCGAAGATTGTTCAGGCGCATCCTGCGTGATGGACTGTTCGGGCGTTTCCGGCGTTTGGGAAACCGCCTCCTGTGCCTGTGCGGGCGGCTGATCCGCCTGCTTAGGCTGCTTCGGAAAGAGCAAGATGCCGAGAGCGGCCAATACGGTGGCTCCGATCAGAATAAAATTCCTCGAAGAGCCGGTTTTTCTCCTGTTTTTTGCGCCGCATACCTTGCAAACGCGCTCGCTGGCGTTGATCTGTGCGCCGCAGGAGCGGCAGATCATCTTCCGGTTCGGCGTATCACAATGCGGGCAGAATTTTTCTTTTTCATCAAACTCCCCGCCGCAGCGGGGACATATAACAGTGTAATTTTGTTTTTGCATCGGCGTCATAGCCTCCTCACAGAACGGCGCAAAACCGCATAAATCAATACATAAAAATTCTACCACGCAGCAGGAGCGGGTTCAATCCGCAATATTCCACAAATTTCAACGCAAAAAAACCGACAAAAAGCACCGAGGCGGTTATCCGTCCTCGGTGCTTTTTGCTGAATCGCTCTTTTGCAGCTCGTCGATAAACCGCTCAATCTTGCCCCAGTCCTCCGGCGGAAGGGCCATGAGCAGCGTTATGAACCGCTTGCGGAAGGAATCGTCCGCGTCAGACATGATGTTCGCAACCAGCAGGCCAAGCTCTTCGTTCGCGCTGCGCTTGACGTACATTTCGCCCTCGCCGTCTTCGAGCCATGCAAGGGAGACGCCGAATTCTCTGGCAATGTCCGCAATGGTGCGGTCGCTGGGTTGCTTCACCCCGGAGCAGAGTTCAGAAACGAAAGGCCGCGAAACGCGGATGCGATCAGCAAAAGAGGAACGAGTTATACCAAGATCTTTTATAAGAAGAGCGATTCTGTCGTTAATTGTGTTCATTGGGATCACCTCCTGTCTGAAAAGAGGTTAGCACAGAAAAACGGAAAAGTCAATAGCCCAGCTAATAAATAGACACTTGACAAT